GACACGCTGCCGCCGTTGCACACGGTCGAGGTGCCGCTGCAGATGGAGATGCGCGAGTACGACACGATGCGCAAGAACTTCGTGCTGGAGTTCCCAGACACGACAACTATTGCTCAGAACGCGGCGGTCGTCACGCAGAAGCTCCAGCAGTTGGCCGCAGGGTTTATCTACACCGACGACGGTGTGCGCTGGCTGTCACCGCACAAGCTCGACGCGCTGGCCGACCTGCTGGCCGAGAACCAGCGAGCGCCGACCATCATCTGGTATCAGTATATCGGTGAGCGGGTGGAACTCAAGCGCCAGTTCCCGCACGCGGTGGATGTGCGCGACGCTGGCGCCATCGACGCTTGGAACGCCGGCAAGATCGAGGTGCTGCTGGCGCACCCGGCCAGCGCCGGCCACGGGCTCAACCTCCAGCACGGCGGCTGCCGCATGGTGTGGCTCACGCTGCCGTGGTCGCTGGAGCTGTACGAACAGGCTGTCGGGCGGCTGCACCGCTCTGGCCAGGCGCATGACGTGTGGTGCTACGTCCTGCTGACACACGGCACCATCGACCACAAAATCTGGGCCGCCCTGCGCGACAAGCGCAGTCTGTCCGACATCGCATTGGAAGCGCTGAAATGACCCGCAAGCAACCAAACTCTTGGCGTTCGCTGAACAGGCGCCTGAACGCCATGACCGAAGACGAAGTGAAGGCAGCGCTTGTTGCCGAAATAGACGGCGAACGCCGCGTCACTGTCGTTGAAAGACTGCACCAGCGCTTCAGTGCGCTGCGTGCAACCCGAGAGCGCCTAGAACTGATGACGGAGATACAACGTGAGGCTGCACAACCCATTCCGAACCCCTAGCCCCGAAGAACTTATCGCCCGCGAGCTGGACCAAGCGCGGCGCGGCCTGCTGGAAGCGCAGACCGGGCGCGACTACGCAAACGCGATGGTGCTCTACCATGAGACGCGCATCGACCGGCTGCGCACGCAACTGGAAATGATGACGCAGCAGGAGGTTACCGCTTGAAATGCCCGACTTGCGCGGCATGGACAGAAGTTCTACAGACCAGACAACGTGACGGATACACCTACAGGAGGTACACATGCGCGAACAATCACCGCTTCAGCACCCAAGAATTCCCAACGGCTGCGACCAGCAAGGCCGCCACCCCCAAGCAGCCGAGTGCTGCACAGAACTTGGCCAAGAAGAACCGGAGTTTTACGGCTTTGATTTCTGGAAAGAAGAAGGCATCGCCCTGATCGTTTTGGCCGTCGCGCTTGTGGCCATCATGGGCACTATGGTTGCGCTCTACGCGACCTAATAAGACCAGACCGTAGGGGCGGCGCGTAGGTCCAAATGGATGAACCGCCCCGCGCCCTTCTGCTGCACGCCGATGCCGGTGAAGCCTAGGTGCATCGCTAGGCGCAGCAGTTCATGGGCGTCAGCGCCTTGCACGCCGACGTCGCAGGCTAGGCCGGTGGAGTGCATACCCGGCTCGGCCTTGGCCTTCTCCACCGGGTGGTCAGGGCAGCGGTAGCCTGACGTGATGCTCATGGGGCGACGGTAGACGTCGCGCAGCGCCTGCAGACGCCCCATGAACTCGGGCTTCATCTCCTGCTTGCCGCAGTGGCGGCAGCGGAATTCGGCCTCGGTAAAGTTGGGGTAGTCGGCCCAGTTCACTGTTTGCGCTTGTCGTAGACCGACCAGCCCACACCGGCCAGCGCCGCGCCACCGCCGATGATGGCGTCCATGACGTCGCTGCCGATGCCGTACTTGACAGCGAAACCGCCGGCCAGTGCGGTCAGGATGTGGCGCGCCAGCGCTTGGATGATCATCGCGTTCATGTCAGTCCTTTCAGGGTTTGTCCGCCTTGTTGTCGAGCTTGGCGAAGATCTGGCGGCAGATCTCCTTGATCTCGTCAATGTCACGCCGGTAGTCATCCTTGGCGACGTAATCGAACGGTATCCGCCGCACGTCATTGTCCAGAGACCGCAGCGTCTGGTAGATGTTGTTCAGCACCCACCCGCCAAGGAACCCGGCGATGGAGACGGCGATGTTGAAGAGGTATTGCGTGTCCATCATCGTGCAAGAGCGTTGACGTTTTCGGATTCGGGCGAAAGGGCGTTGACTGTCGGCATGATCGTTGAGGGTGCGATCTTGGCCGCTTCCTTTACCATGCGTCCAGCCGGATTCTGCATCAGGTTGGACACGCGCAGACGTTCTGCGCCAGACAAAGCGCTGAGCAAATCTTCGGCGCCTTGCGGCGTCTTGAGCGCCTGCGTCAACGTGTCCAGCGTCTTCTTGCCAATCGCATCTTCCAGCAGTTGCAGCAACCGGTTGGTGTTGGTCACCCACGCACTCAAGTGCGACGGCAGGCTGAACTTGGAGACGTTCTGGCGCAGCAACTCGCGCAGCGCGGCTTGACCTTCGCTGGCCTGCTCCTTGACCGACACCTGCCTGATGCGCTGCTGGGCCTGCGCGCGCAGCGTCTCCAACGCGGAGTCGGCCAACTCGGTGGCGATGTTGTAGTTGCCCTTGCCGAGGAACTTTTCGACCACCTCGGGCGACTCGTTCTGCACCAGTCGAACAAAAGCGTCTTTGCCTTCCGGCCCGCTTTTCCACAACCGCGCCGCCTCGCCCACCAGCTTGCGCTCAGAAATCTGCTGCATGCCCTTGGTGTAGTCGGCCAAGTACTGCCGGTAACCCGTGCCGCCAGCCGACTCGATGGCGTCTATCAGCGCGGGCTTGATCTCGGACAGCACGCCAGCAGCAAGGTTGCGCTGTGCGGTGGCATCCATGCCAGGCCGCAACTGCTGGATGGCAGCGTTGACGGAGTTTTTGCGGATAGCGTCAAGAGCGCGGGCATCAATGACGCCGCCGCTGCTTGTCCACTTGGCGATGTCGTCGGTGACGTTCTTCAACGCGCCGCTGATCAAATCGTTGCCGGCAAACTCAGGGTTGCGCCCCACTGCCGACAGGCTGCGAATCAGCGGCTCGCCTTCCAACGGCTTGATGCCGACCGAGCGTAGTGCGTCAGCCGCGCCTTGTGCAAACCTCGCGCCTTGGCCGAGGTCAAGCGATGCAGTAGCCGCTTGGCTGGCCCACTCGTCGGCTTTCTTGGCAAGGTCTAACGGGTATGTGTACTGACGAATGTCAGCAATATCTACCGGCCCCTTCGGCACCGCCGCGCGCTCTGCAACAGCTTCTGCGCGCTTCAAGAACCGCACGTTCTCAACCTCGCCGGCTGCTTGCGCAGCAAGTCGTTCAGCTTCGGTTTCAAACTGCGCCACAGACTTGCCAAGGTTTGCGCGCTTCAACGCCGCTTCGCGCTGCGGGCCAGTCATGGCGTTCAGCGCATTCTTGGCCGACTCAACAGTGGCACGGGTTTCGGCGGCGGTTGTACCGCCGGCCAGTTGCGCCAGCGCGTTGCGCGACTCACGCTCGCCCAGCAGGTTGAACTTGCGGACGAACTGCGGGTCGCGCTCCAACGAACGCTGGATCAGCGCCTGCCAAGTAGGGTTCTCAATGCCAGCGGTAATCTCGGCCACGCTGGCGTTCGGCGGCGCGTTGCGCAGCGTGCCAACCACGGTCTCCAGATCGCGCCCAAGCGCCTGCTTGGCAATGTCGGCGGCTTTCTGCTTGGGAATTTGCCGCAGATCCGCGATCTTGCCGGCAGCACTGCCAAGCGCCTGCACGGCAGCGCGGCCACCAGCCTCCATCGTCGCGCCCATCAGCACGTCCTTGGCGCCGCCGACAACGGCTTCTTCGGCGGTGCTAGGACCTTGGCGGTAGCCAAGCGCTGTCTCCAGCGTGTCCAACCCACCCTTGGCCAGCCCGTAACCCAGACCAGCGCCGCCGACAGTGCCCAGCGGCCCCAACGGCGTACCTACTATTGCGCCGCCAACGCCGCCCAACGCCTCAACGGTGGGTCGCACAAAACTAATGACCCGCCGACCTATTGGCACTTCGCTTGGTTGCGCAGGCGGTGCTCGGTACGGGCCCGCGCCGGAAATCTGTCCGGGCGGCGTGATGGGCTGCTGCTCAACAAATTGAGCAAACGGATTTGCCGGCTGTTGGACAAACTGCGCGAACGGATTGGTCGCCATTTAACGCCCCTTTGCGCGTGCCGCAGCCCCTGGCCCAAAGATCGCATCAAACTGCGCGTCAGTGCCTTGCCCACGCCTAAGCGCGTCAATAGCCGCAGCCGGCGGCGCAGGAAAGTTACCGCCACCTTCGGCGCCCGGTGCCGACGGTGCAGCACGACCTTGGCGATAATCATACATATCGTTAAACTCAGTGGACACCGTGTCTCTGGTACTACCAGCCTGAGCTTTCAGCCGCTTAAGCGCAGCAACCATATCGTCATAAGACTGCGTGCGCTTCAACGAAGCCTTTAGGTTTTCAAACCGATCACCTTCCTTGTTAGACACGTTGCCAACGCCAGCACCAGTCTTGGACGCGGCGCGGAGTTCCGTGATGCCTTGTACAAATGCAAGGTTGGCCAGTTGTTCCAGATCAGCGTCCGCAGCACGAGCGGCGTCAGTCAACGCAGGTGTGCGGCCCCCGACCAAGCCAGTGACGCCATTAAGACCAGACTTGTTTTGCAACAAACGATCAATCGTTTGTTCAATCGTGCTCATGGTATTGGTCACCGTGGTCACAGATTGTTTGGCCTGCGGGAACACAGCTTCTCGACGCTGTATTTCCTTCGGGGCCAAGCCTTCCATCGCCTTGGCGGGCGTCATGCGTCTGGCAATTGCTTCTTCCGCAGACACGATAATGGTTTTACCGTCCGGTCCGACAACCTCAACTGGCTTGTTTGGCTCTTTTGGCTGCGCGGGCGCGCGCCCCGCTTCAGCCAATTGTCGCTTGTAGTCAAAGAACGTGCCTTTGAACCCTTCGCTTTTGGCCAACTCGTAACCCTGCATGTCGGGCGAAGGCGTATACGTTTGCGGCTTTTCAGGCGCGGTGTAGATCAATTTACCGCCCTGCAGCACGGTAGCGCCGGGGGACACGACGGTCTGCTTGGTCTTAGACTCAATCTGATCTTTGAGGCTCATGCCTCGCTGAGCTAGCGCCGCCACCTGCTCCGGGTTGAACTCTGCAGGCAGCGCAGACGCGAATTGCGGGTTGATGCGATTGATGTCGGCGCGGATTGCGCCATAAGTCTCTGGTGTGGCGGCGGCAAGATTGCGCGAAACGTAGTCCAGCGTTTTGAGTTCTTGATCAATTCGCGCCGTGTGTTCTTCGCGCAAAGACTTTGCCAACGCAAGCCCCGGCGCGCCAAATCGACCAAGCGCCTCTGGCGTCATTTCGCCGCTTGCAGCTACGTGCGCCGCCAAAGCGTTCTGCTGCTCGGTAGCCCGACGACGTTCAGCCGCCAATGCTTCGCGCTCGCCTCGCTGCGCCAGCATGTTTTCGCGCTCCATCTGCAGTTTTTCGGTCTGCATCTGACGCAGCATGTTCTGCTCGGCCTGCTGGCGAACATCCTGCTGGCCTTGGAAGAACGCCGACGCCGGCTGCGCCGGTTGGAGAAGTCCGAAGTTGACTGCCATGTTGGCTCCTTAATACGGCCCTGTAAAGTCAGGGTAGTACCCGCCACCACCGCCACCGCTCGGGTAGATATCGCGCGATTCAACCGGCGCAGGTGCTTGGAACTGCGGTTGACCATAGTACCGACCGGCCAGATAGCCCAACTGATTCAGGCCGCCCGAGTAGGCGCTGCCTCGGGCCAGCGCAGCGTTCGCCGCCGTCTGGCCTTGGCCCAACATCATGTTGCCGACGTTGGTGGCGTAGGTCTGGCCCAGACCGCTCATCACGCCTGCGGCGCGGGGGCCGACGTCAGCCAGGCCGGCCAGACGGTTGTACGCTGCGCCGAACTCCTGCGAGCCGAGCTCTTGGCCGTACCGCTGCGCGGCCTTCAGCGCACCACCTGAGATCAGCCCACCACGCGCCGCAGCTTGGCGGTCCAGCGCCTTCATGCCTTCGCTCAGACGGAACTGGTAGCCAGGGTCCATCTGCAGGAAGTTCTGCGCTGCGCCAGGGCCGCCGCTCATCAGCGAGCGCAGCCGGTTGTAGTCCTCAGTCCCGCCTTGCAGAAACGGCTGCTGCCGCGCAACCGATTCCTCGTACTGTTGGCGCTGAAGTTCAGTGGCGCGGTCTGCAGCATTGGCAGACGTCGCTGCAGCCGACTTGGCCGCACTCGACGACATCTTAGCGCCGAGCAACGTCGCCGCAGCAGGGATGATAAAGGCGAATGGCATGTCAATGCTCCTCAATCAGAACGTCATCAACTGCTTCGATGTCGGCGCAATCTGTGGCGTGAATGCAGTACCACACGATGTCAGTCAGGGCCAAAACGCTGTGCTCTTTGCCCGCCGTGATTGTCAGACACGCGGGCGCTTCGTAAACAGTCGTCTGGTCATCGACGGTCAGCTCCACCTTGCCACTAGCCAGTACGGACAAATGGTCAAACTTATGCTTGTGTTGCACAGCCAAATAGCCAGCCGGGATGCTGGCTTCCTTGGCATACACGCCGCCGCCGAAATGGTGCTGGATCACGTTACCTCCCGCCCCGAGGCGCGGATGTTGATGGCGGTTGCCGTGCCGGCGATTGTAGAGATGAACCCGCCTGGCGCAAGCACTTGGCCAACGATCTCGGGGAACGTGTACGTCTCAGCCGGGGCCAGCGTCTTGGTCTTGACGATCAAGTTCTGGTTGCCCGCCGTGTCCGCCAGCGTGACCAGGTTCACGCTGATCGTCGCAGCCGAGGCGCTGTAGTTCGTGGCGGTGAACTTGTCGATGATCGCGGTCACGTTCGTGGCGGTGTACTGCGTGGTCTGCGCGGCCTCGGCGATCTTGGCCGGAATAAGAACTTTGACAATGACAGTCATGCCACCCCCTTACGGGAAACATTCGACGTTGCAAACCACGGAGGAATTACCAGTAATGACGGTGATGGTAAAACCGTTAATATCATATGACGTCATGTTTGCAACCGCCAATGCCGTACCTGCGCTGTCTTTGATGTTGATAACGCCCGTATCGCCGCCGCCGCGTCGGCCTGTTCCGTCTACCGAGCTAAAAATTACCGTGCCCGACGTGCCGTCATGCGTACCCACAGACGTAAACGCCTGCGTAGTTGACGTAAGCACCGCAGTAATTCGCAAAGCGCGGGGGCGAAAACCGACCCCTGTAATCGCTTGCGCACCAGCGCCAGCGTTCAACGTAAACTGAACGTACTTAAACGGCGGCAATAGCGCGCCGTTGCGGTCATAGTTATTTAGTGTGTAGCAGCCCGCGCCAAACCGAGCCGCCGTCAGGTTGTAGTAAGTGGCGGTTTTTTGTTCATTGAAGTCGTTGTTATAGATGGCGACGTTTGTACACGCCGCGCCCGCACCACCAAACCCAACAGCCGCGTATTGCGTCTTAGTGCCTTGACGGTCGCCAATGCGATTGCCGTGGATCTGGATATGGTCGGGCTGATTAGGCGCGGCGACCGAGCCGATGATGGTGATACCGTTTGCAAACGGGTAGTACGCTGTGTCTTGCCCGTTGTTGAAAATCATGTTGTCGGCAATCGTGACGTTTTGAACGTCCGAAAGCGCAATGCCTTCCGCACCGCATGAATCAATAGTATTGCCAACAATGACAGTGTACGGCGAGCCGCACTCAATGCCTGATGCAGAGATGTTTGACCGGGTAGCGCCGGTAATCGTATTGTTCTCGATGCGAAGGTACGCGCCAGTGTCGTTGCAAAAGATCGTAGATTCGCCGTTACCGACGCAGTTGTTGTTGGTGAACGATCCTCTGGTCGGCATGAAGTACGCCGCAGACCAGTTGTTGTCGTAGAAAAAGTTGTTCTCCACACGCGCGTCGTAGGGCGTGCCCAACACAGACGTCGCAATCCAAAGCGCCGGGGCGCTGACTATAGATGGAATGGGGCGCCCGTTATTGGTGAAGTAGCACTCCGTCACCACCATGTTGCGGTTGGCGGTCATAGCCAGCGCGATGAACGTGTGGTTTTGAAAGCCGCAGTTTGAAAACGTGACGTTTGACACCTTGGCAACAGCGACAAGCTCCGCTGTGCGCGTGGAGTTGTTGTTGCCGTCAAACGTCAGCCCGTAGAACTCCAGGTCGGTGTCGTAGTAAACGTTCACCGTACCCGTGATGATGTCGTTGCGGATCGCGGTCACACTGGCGCCGAACCCGGAGGTCAGCTTGATGATCGACTTATCCATCCCGTCGCCGATCAACGTTGTCTTGGTTTTGACGAGCAACGTCGTGGAGATGCGGTAAGTGCCAGCGGGGAAGTAGACGCTGCGCCCGGTGCCGGCGTTCAGCGCGTTCTGGATTGCCGTAGTGTCGTCAGTAGACCCGTCTCCCGTGGCGCCAAAGTCCTTCACTGATAGCGACTGGCGCAAACGCGCTTGGACCGTGGTGGCTACCGCGCCCGTGCCCGACTGAACGTACCCTACAAGGCTGGAGCCATTGGACGCGGACAGTGTGGTCAGCGCCGAAATGACGTCGATGTTGTCCACCGTCCAGATCTCAACGTCAGTGGCTGAGGTCAATTTGAGCTTGTACGAAGCATTACCCAGCCACACAGACGCCTCGCCTCGGCTGTCAAGAATGACGGGATTGGTGTTGGCCACCAGGCCACTGGCCGAGGTGTACGTCAGCAGCGGCGTGGTCGTGCCGGCTGCATAGGAGTACAGCTTCCCGCCAGACAGAGGCACGCCGTTGGCGTCAAAGAACTGAAGTTTGGGTGCGGGCGAGAGGATGGCCATAAAAGTCCTTACAAAGCCGCGAAGGCAAACGTCAGCAATTGATCATAGCGCAGACCCAACCGAGGAGTCACAGTGCCATCGGCCAACTCAATATCATCGCTACAGAACAATCCGTACTTGTTTGCGTCAAGACCTTCTGCGGCAAATGCAGCGTAGACATCCTGCGCCATGACGCCGACGTGCGTGCGCGCCGCATCGCCTTTTAGGTCAACGGCGGAATTCCACTTGAAGGTGCGGACTAAAGATTTGACGCGCTGCGCTACACGCCGCTCTGCGTCGGTCAGTTCTTGAATCTGCTGCTTTTCGGTGGCGTCAGACGTATTGATCGTACCTACGGCTGCGTAGACAGTACCCCAGCGTTGGCCACTAGTGCCCAAGTTGTAAGTGTTGTCAAGGAACGGGCGGAAGCCCGTAGCCTGCGTGACCGTAATTCCGGTCGTGCCGATAGCTGTGACGACGCCATTGTCGCCAGCAACAAGAGCGAATCCACTGTCTTCTTTGTAGCGAGCTTCTTGCGCTGGACCAGCAAGAAATTCGGTGGAGTACGTGGACGCCCAGCGTTGGCCACTAGTGCCCAAGTTGTAAGTGTTGCTGGCAAACGGACGGAAGCCGGTGGCCTGCGTGACTGTAACGACAGACCCACCAATGCCGGTAGTGACGCCGTTGTCGCCATCAACAACCGCAAAACCCGAGTCTTCTTTGAAACGCGCCTGCTGGGCTGATCCAGCTAAAAATTCAGTGGAATATGTGGAGGCCCAACGTTGACCACTGGTGCCCAAGTTATAGGTGTTGCTGGCAAACGGACGGAAGCCCGTAGCCTGCGTGACCGTAATTCCGGTCGTGCCAATACCTGTGACTGCACCGTTCGTCCCCAGAAGCGTGACAAACCCGCTGTCTTCGGCCAGCGTGCCGTTGCGCACCCCCGTCGTTGCGCTTACGGTGTTCAGCCGGGTGACGAATGCGTTTTCCGAGTTCTGGTACGCAAACGTGCCAAAGATGACAGGTGGCTGCGTGCCGATCTCAGCGATGTTTGCAACTGCAGCTATTTCTGCGGTGTAATCAACCGGCGACGGAACTAACTGCAAATCTTCCAGCGTAGCGGCGCTTTGGCCGCTGCCTGTCAGCGTGAATAGGTTCAGCAAGAACCGATACCACTCACGCGAAATCAACCCCGTCCGTTCGTCAGTAAACGGCACACGCGGCGGCGTGATATTGGTAATGTTCGGCGGGCTGGTCATGCGTTGGTGCCGCTGATGTTCAACTCAGCACCCATGATGGCAATCTTCACGGGGTCTGTGCCGCTGATCTCGTACACGCGGTCGCGCAGCTTCAGCGTCATGCCTAGCCGGCGCCAGAACGCGCGGTGGCCATACTCTCCGACGCGGCCGATTGACGTCCAGTGTTCGTTTGACCAAGTGTGCCCGCCGTCATCACTCCAACGCAACATAACCTTGGGAGATGTCGTCAGCACCGCCGACAAAGTGACTGTCAATAGCACGCCGTTTTCAGTAATGATGATAGATCCATTCTCAGCCGACAAAAACCCAAGAACAGTCTCAACAATTTCTGGTGGGTCGTAGACGTTGAGCCCCACGCCCGTTTCGCAGTCAAGCTGAAGCGTGTGGTGCGCTGTGCGTTTCAAATTGTTCTGGCCAGTGGGCAGCGCCCGCCACGACCGCAGCCATTTTTGCGCCGTGCCGTTGTCGGCGTACACATCCAAGTCCAGCGCGTAGATGTTGCCGTTTTCGTAGTCGCCCACAACGATCTCGTTGGCGAACGACATCTGGCAGTTGCTACGATGGCGCAAAAACGTGCCAGTTACCGCATCCCAGCCGGCACGCTCATGCCAAGCGCTGGTGGACACGTCATAGACCCAAGTGGTGTTGGCCGTGGGGAAATTCAGCACATAGAAGGCGTGGCCGTCTTGCTGGTAGGTGTACCCCACCGCGTCGGCCAAGTTGCCATACTGCTGGATCTGCCACTCCACTGCGTGCGTGCTGATGCGCTGGCCCGTATAGCCATTTGCACGGTAGACGATGCCGCGCCCGCGCGCGTCAGCGCCGAGCCAAAACAGCCCGTTGTCCAGCCTAGCCACAGAGAACGCTGCAGCGCAACCGATCTCGTTGAACGCACCCTGAATCCGCGTCAGGGGAAAATCGACAGCGCCGCTGTCGTACCAAACCTCAACCGAGTTGGTGCCGAAGAGCCAGGCTTCACGGTGATCGATGATCAGGCTCACCAAGCCATCTGGCGAGCCTTCTGCGCTTGCAAAATCCAACGGATCTACCGAAGTGCCATCCAGCAAACTTGTGACCCATATACGCTGGCTGGTAGGCTCGTTGAAGACAAAGTACCCATCAAGGTAGCCGACCGTCACCGCGCCGGGAAAGTCTGGGTCTGTGATTTGCGAGAACGCACCCAGACTGGCGTTATAGATAAAGCTCGGCCCATTGCACGCGATGAACAACTGCGTGCCGTTGTCGGCCATGCTGACCGGGCCGGTGCCCGTCAACGTGCCGATCGTGGTGACTTGCCAACTGGAATTGACGCGGTACAGCGTGTTGCCGCTGGCCACATAGCCGTAACCGCCGAAGGCCCACAAACCTCGGACAGGCCCGCTGCCGACAGACGCCAGCAGCCGCAGCCCCGGCGCGCGTTGCAAGAACGCCGGCTCCTTGCCTGCCTCCGGTACGATCTCCGGAAACAGATTGATCATGCGGTTGTCCGCAGCATTGACGCTGCGGGCAACGTAGCTGGAGCCGAGGATCGGCGTCTTCACGGTTTAATAGTTCCCCGCGTACACGTTGAACCGTTGCCGCGTTGCCACCAGCGAGTACGGCAGGCTCATAATGTCGTCAGGGTTGTTGATGCGCTTCAGATTGCGCTTGGACGTCATAGCAATCCGCACCACTTGCGGCGAAGGCTCGACACCGAACTCGGGCGCAATCTCCATCGCCAAGTTGTAGGTGAATGCTCGCAGATAGCCTGGTGGGAACGACAGTATTGTGGCAAGCGTAGCCGGCTGCGTCAGTTCTTGGACCGAGACGAAGTGCCACTCCAGCAGCCGCGTTGGCACTGGATAGATGTACATCTCAATGTCAGGGTACGTCATGTTGACCCACAACACCTGCGGATACGTTGACGTGACCGTCTTGACAGCAATACCGTTGTACTGCTGCTGGTTGATCATCTTGATGCCGAAGCTGACGTTCGTGCCGGGGTCGCGGAAGTACGTCGAGTCGTCCAGCAGGATGGGCCTGTTGCCCACAAAGTCGCCCGTAGGCCCCAGAGTGCGGCTGATTGTGCTGGTGGGCCAGTTGAACACTTGGTCTTGCGTGCTGAACACAGACAACCGCTCGGTGTTCCACGAGTCGATCATCTGGTTCATCGCCGTCAGCGAATCCTGCATGACGGCGGCGGATGTGGTTTCGCCTTCTGCCAATACGCCCAGCAGACGCAGGGCGCGCTGGATTTGATCACCCGCTGTGGTGGACATGGACAACCTCCCTACGGCGGCGAGGGCGCTCGGTCAAAGCGTTGACCGCAAGCGCCGGTTCGACATCATCGTCTTGATCGGGAGTATACCGCTCCCATCCGCTGCGCTCGTCGTATTCCGCTTCCATCTCCAACGTCGCTACCTTAGCGCCGTGGATCGGATGTCTCATGTAGATGATGGGCATACAAAAAAGGGGCCGAAACCCCTTTCCGTTACACGCAGTGGATCAACGCGAAGTTGAGGATGACCGCTTCAGACAGCGACCCCCCAGTCAGGTTGCGCAGCGCAATGACCGCAGAACCAGCAGTCATGCTGGAAATGTAGGTTGTATATGCCGCAGCCGTACCGCCGCCTGACACGTTCACGACGATTGAGTCGTTGGCGGAAATGAAGCTGTTGTTCATTGTGAAAGTCACTGCGGTATTGCCCGCCAAAGCCGTGGCAGCCATAGTGATGCGGCCAGCAGCCTTGTTCAGCGTTATTGCTGTGGTCTTGTCCGTGGCCTGCGTTACCGTGCCCTGCGCGTCTGCGGTGTACCCCAACTCGCTGGATGCGTAGACGGTGTTCGCACTAACCGAAGCGCCGGTAACAGCGCCCGTAACAGCAACCGCACCCGTAACGGTAACGCTTTCAAACTCGGGGTCGCTGTACGCGACGCCGACAGCCTTGGTATTAGGCATGATCAATCCTTTCAAAAATGCGCGGCCCGAAGGCCGCGCGATGCGTCAAGCCACGCGATACAGCGTCCAAGCGCCAGCAGCGCTCTTGCGAGCAAGCAGCGCAGCGCCGGTCGTAACGGGGATCGTCATGGTCAAAGAACCAGAGACAGTCCAGCCGGTGCCCGCAGCGATGATCGCGGTGCCAGAAGACGTGCCGAGGTTGACCAAACGGAAAGTGAACGAAGTGCCCACTTTGTCCGAATTGGTCAGCACGGCTTCCAAATCCGCCACAGTGGGCAGCGTGTAGGTCTGAGCCGCAGCGGTGACACCGTTGTTGGCCAAGATCAGACCGTTCAGCACTTGTGCCGGGGTCAAGGTTGCGGTAGCCGCAATCGATACCGGCTCGGGGAGCGCGTCGATCAGGGGTTCGTTGAGGTTGCCGTCGCCGACTTGATAGCCGCCGCCACCATTAGGGAGTGCCATGATTGAGTTTCCTTTCAGTGTTCAGTTGTAAGACTGGGGGCCGTAGCCCCCATTGTCATCAGCCCCAGAGACGGCAGGCCATCTGCGGACGAATAGTGCTGAAACCATACAGCACGTCGATCCGGCAAGGCATGCGGTCGTTGTTGATGTCGTACTGACGCACGACGCGCAGGCTGATGCCATTGTGAACGGCACGCGCAGCCATGTCCACGCCTTGGGGCAGGAGCAGGTCAGCGGTGGCGAACGTGATGGCATCCTTGTGGTACACCAGGTTCTGAGCGTACTGCGTAGAGGCAGCACCCACGAACACCACAGCCTTGCTGGTAGCAGGCAGAGTGTTCACGGTAGCCAAAGCGCTGCTGGCCGAGTAGATCGGAGCCACGGTCACGGTAACGGCGGTGCCGCTGGCGGTGACGTCAGCCAGAACCACGAACTGGAACAGCGAGCCGGTGGACTCACGAGTCTGCGGGTTCACAGCGAAGCAGTCAGCCACGGTAAACACGTCGCCAGCCTTAATGGTGACGTTAGACGCCACGGTCAGTGCGATGGAGGTTGCGCCTTCAGCGGTAACCGCCGCAGAGGTGGTGTTGCCGGTAGCACCGCGCGAGCCGGTCGTGAACTGCTTGATTGACTGAGACATGTTGACTTCTTCGAAGCCAAGCACGCCAGTGCCCATCATGCCGTTCTTGAACTGCTTGCTGATGGTGTCGGTGGGATTGAACAGACCCTTCATGCCTTCCACCAAACCGGCGTTGGCAGCCGGGTTGACGGTAGCGTAGCGGGGCGACATCACAGCGGCGTTCTCGTTGAGCTTCTGCTGGGCTTGCAGCAGAACCAGCGAGGTGGCCGGCGTGGTGCCGGGGGTGCCCACGGAGTTACCGATGGTGCGGAAGGCGTTGGCGACGTCAGCATCGATGCTGGAGGCCAACTGGCTGATACGAGGCTTCAGCACACGGTCTGCAAAGTCGTCCAACTGCATCGTCAGTTCGGCGGACGTGAAGTTCACGCCGATGTGCTTTTGCGAGGCGACCGTCAGGGTCGTGAACTGCTCGTTGTCGTCCTGCACTTGCAGAGCGGCGCCGTCAGTCACCAGAGCGCGGTCCGGCAGGCGGATACGCAGCGTGGAGCCGATCTTGGCCCCTTCGACAGCGAAGCTGTCGTCGTACTGGCGGTTCACGTTGCGCGTGAGCACCAAGTTGTTTTCCAAGATCTCCAGGGCCTTCCTGGTGATCATGTCAATGGTCAGAATACTATTAGCCACGATTGAGTCCTTTCAAATCTTAGCGAGAAGCCTGGGCCTGCAACTTACGCAACTGCCGGGCACGTTCAGCTTCAATCCACTCCGACGTACTCATGTTCTTGATGGAACGCGGGTCAGTCGTGTCAAATGACGGGTTGTTGTTGCTGCCACGGGCCGTTACAGGTGTGATTGGTGCTGGCGCAGATGTGGTTCGTTTGACGGGCGGATTGTCGGTCAGTCTGACCTCGATCTTCCCAATTTCTTTTGCCTGCAAGAAGGGCGACAGTCGTGAGATACGGTCCGCTTCTTTGGGGTTAGCTCCGAGGTAGTAGGCTACATCAGGGCCAACATCAGAAGCGCGGATCGTTTCAGCCATCACGTCAGTGATTCGGACGCTCGGGTTGTAGGCGACCTGTTCAAAGTCGTCGTACTTGTTCCGGGCCTCTTCTTCTCTGTCGTGGTAGGCGTCAGCAATCGCTGCCTGTGCCTTTTGCTGTTCTCGCAAGGCAATCAGTTCTTCAGCCTTCTTGTACGCCAACGCATCTGCGTAGGCTTCAGGAGACTCAAACTGATCGACTGGCGGAACATCTTTCGGCGCAGACTGCCGGGTTTGCATCTCTGCAAACTTGGCCGCTTGCTCTCGTTCCCATTTGCGCTGCTCTCTTGCGAGGCGCTTGCTGATCATCGCGTCGATCTCAGCTTGAGAAAACTTCTTTTCCTCTGCCGTTTGCTCGACTTGGTTCTCAGCTACTTCCGGCGAACTTGCTTCGACTTCAGGCGCAGCCGTTGCTGCCTGTGCCGGCGCGGGGTCTACTTCCGCTAGGATTTGGACTTCTTCAGTCATGGATGCTCACTAGAGCCCTGGTGAACCGCACCAGTACGGTTGTTTTTAGCCTTATGCTGAAATTTGTTCTTGTTGTGCAAGTACATAGGCTGCGACAACTTCAGGTGTGTGAACAGCAGAGGCAATTGCTTGCACTTTGGCATCTTCACCACTTACGTCAGCACCGGGCGCGACAACGTGGCGGCGGAACTTGCTGCTGATTTCGATGCCATCTTCTTTGATAGCGGTCTTGGTACGAACTTGAATTGAGCCGTTTTCAACAATTTCAATCAGATCGACAGAGATAACTTTTTCCAACATATCATTTCCTTGTTTCCAGCTTGACCATCTAGTCAGGCATTAAGGTTTCCAGTTGTCCGAACTGGTACGGGTTTATCCAATAAAATTAACGGTAACTACCTGAGTGCTACCAAGACGATTTTTAACATTTAACTTGCCGCCCGTAAACCACATATTGAATTGCCCATCAACGTCTGGGTTTGTTCCAGCGGTAGATACTGTAAACAAACTGCCTGCTGGTGCAGCAATTGAATAGATTGCATTGCCGCCAGTGGCAAACACGCCTTGAGTTGTATAGTCAAAATCAACACTAACGACAAATAATCCACGAGATGTGTTGTAGAACCGAGAATCAAATTGATAGGTCGCATCGTCGGCAAGTGCTGTTGATTGAATGGATGTAGCACCGCCATTTTGATCACCACTTAATCCAGCGTTAAATAATAGTGGGCCTTTGTTGGCGCTACTGCTATTTGCATATGTTGCCAAAAATCCTTGGTTTAATGCGCCGCCAATCAAGCCAACATAATTTATTGGTGTGCCAGTTGATGTGGTGACGAACGGCTTTGCATTGGCTGGTGTTGAAACACCATCGACGTTCATCACATTGGTTGCAATGATGTCAAAATTATTGTCTGCACCATTGGTTGTTACCGCGCTCCAATTTAATTTTGGAACAGTAATGTTGTCCAAACGTAAAGTGCCAAATGTTGTCGCTTCATGTCCAATGTTAATAATCGCAAAAATTGGATTTTTGTTAATTGAAACATTGGTAATTGAAATAATTGGTCTTAAAGGTGTTGCGACACCAGCACCTACTGTTGCGCCAACGATTGAACCAATATCTAAACCTACACCGGGTGGAATGCTGCTTAATACTTGAATACCATTGACAATGCAACTGCCTGTGTCTTCGCCAAAATCATTACCTTGGAAAAAACTAACAAGCACAAGGCCAGTTTGAATTGGTGAAGATGAAGGCGATCCATAATCACGATAGATAAATTGGCAGTTAGATACCATGCCAACACCAAATTGGAAATTGATTTCAGCACTACCACCAAAAATGGTTATGCCGTTTGAATCATCACGAATGATGGTCTCATCACGTACAGATCCGATGGCTTGGATTTTCATGGCTCGGCCACGGCAATTGCGAAAGATGTTTCCAAATGAAGTTAAAGTAGACTGCGCGTATTGACCAGATGCAGCAGCAGGGCTTGGTGCAAAAAACTTAAAGCCATCATAGTCAACACAGTTTGGTGACGTAATCAAATCATCACCAGTAATTGCCGCATATTGATTTCCAAAGTGCAAACATTCACGAATAAATTGGGTGTTGCTATAAGGCACAACTTCAATTCCGGCTGTACCACTAGTTGACGGAACTCCAGTACCAGCAGCGCGGGTAATTAACCGCACTCGATTGCTCTGGATAGTCACCAATTGGAAAGAGCCTGCAACATAAACCGCTTGGTTCCAAATACCAGCCACAGTCATGCGAAAGCGAATGAACAGATTATTGGAAATTGTGCAGTCTGGTAAAGTATTACTAGATGGTGTTGCAGTGTTGTAAACACGAACACCAGCGGCAATTTTGTCATTGCCATCAAAGTTTAACCCATCAATTGTCAACGTGTTGTTGCCAGTCTCAATTGCGATCAGCGGGTTTGTGTTACCAGTTGTACCCGTGTAAATAATTGTTCCATGACCATAGAAAGTAACATCAGTTGCAATAGTTGCTGAAATGTTAGTGGTCATTGCAAATGTACCTAGTGGTACATACACGGCCTGAATACCTGATTGCAATGCAGCAAGAATTGCGGTGCTGCAATTAGTAGTGCCATCGCCAACAGCACCATAGTCTAAAATATTGGCTGGCGCTCCAGTTATCATTGAATAAGAAACTTTGGTAAGCGACATATTATTCCTTACACAAAATAGGTAGCTGTAAAATTTATACCCGCACAAGCAGTTATCGCAGTTGATAGATATACAGTTGTGTTGTATGCAATAAGTGTGCTTCCTTGATTTACGTTGGCTATACCAACACTTCCCGCAAAGGCCGTGGCTGGTGTTGTAAATGGTAAATTGGTTGTGATTGTGCCGCCAGATGCACCAGCAATAGAAGTTGCACCAGAAACAGTACCATTTATTGTGACTTGTCTGCCAACTTTTGTGTAAGTTCCAGATGAACTAAAAGCACCAACAACAGTTAATCCAGGGCCTTGGTTTGGCGTCCAAGTACCTTCTTCATAGTCAGCCAACAACTCGCTTGTGCCTGTGCCTGGTGTGGCAGAAAAGTCAATGCCTTGACCAGATGTGCCAACAATAAAATTTCCTGTTGACGCAGTAACCGCCGTTGCGCTAATTGCGCGGCCAGCAGTCAAGTTGGCAACGCTGACTTGTCTTGTTACACCACTTTGAACAATCGGCAGCACCTCAGTGCCAGCAAGCGGTGTAGTTGATGCCGGTAGGGCGGAGATTTTTAAGTCAGCCATGATTGTCCCTTAGACGTAGTTGACTTCAATTGTTGAAGTAACCGGAGGTGCTTCGGAGAAGGTAAGCGTTGTACTTGCAACAGAAAAGCTGCTGTGGTTTTGATACACGCCGTTGATGTATACGTTTAAACCGTTTGGCGCTTTGGTCAACGTAAACGCGACTTGAGCGCCAGTTCCTGTAAACACATCGGTTGTTTGTGCGCTAAATAACGAAGCAACTGTTGCCTTAACAGTTGCTCCATTTTGCACTGCGGGGACAATGTCCGTGCTACTTAACGGGATCGTAGCTGGCGGCAGTTGGGAGATTTTTATGGTACTCATAAAAGTATCTGGCCTTCATCTTCTTGCACAAGGTTGTCGCTACTCTCGGTAAGAAGGTTGTCTTGGGCCTGCTCGTTTCCACGCCCGCCAAAAAGCGAGATGATGCCGCCCAGCCCAAGGGCGACGGCGTTGCGAAAGGCTACACCAAAGCTCATTGCTTGTTGATCGGTTTGGCGTAAGCAGTGCCGTCAGTGCTGCCGATTCGCAGCACGCTGACGCGCCAAGGAGCGCCGCTGGTGTTGAGGGGCACCCCAAACGGGATGGGGGTGAAAGACGGAATTGGGGTGCTGGCGCTGGTAGCCACGGCCCCAACGCCCACCTGAACGTAGCAGGGCACTTCAGACCACACCACCACACCTTGGGGACCAGCGCCCCATGCCGTCGTGTTGCCCGCAGAGGCTCCGGCAGTTGCGGAGTAAGCGGGAAAATCCGCTTGGCTCATTGGATTAAGAAGTTCCATTGTGATTCCTTACGCAAAAAATTTCAGTTTGACTTTCATCACAAAACGCCTGTACCACCCAGCAATTTTGTGCGCGAACTTCTTGTGCAGCGGCCAAGACAGGTTGTCCGGCAGATCGTTGTAAATGTACATGGTGTCAGGCGTAGTAAGAAATGTTCAACTTGGCGCCAGCGCTTTGCTGAATAAAGCGGATTCGCGATATGTCGCCGTCGTACTGCAAAGTCACGCCGGCTGCAAGAGGCATCCCAACCGATGCTGTAGGCACACCACCATCATCACGCCACCGCACGGCGGCGGCTTCACTGGTTATCAAGGCAAACGACGGTCGGCAGTTTAGCCCGTTGGCATCCGTAGCCGGTGCGTTCAGTGCTGTTGACGTCGCCAAAGAAGCGATCTGCTCATAGCCGATACAAGACGTGATGGCTTTGAGGTTGATGGCCACTCAGAATCTCCCGCGTTCAGTGAACGAGCGCAATTTTATATCTAGCTGGACCGCAGTTTCTGGAGGCGTAGGCCCGCCATCAACCGGGGGGAAGAAGTACCCCGAGAAGAACGCTGCAGCAAAGTACGTCTTAGGAAACATCGTAAGTCACGCCTGTGCGGTTGCCGTTAGCGTCTACTGTGGCCGTGATCCGTACTGTAGTGCCATTCACGCTCTTGATCAAAATCGGCCCGCGAGGCGAGCCTGCCAGTTCGCCCGCCACAGAGGCAGAAATCAACTTCAGCAAGTCGCTGGCAGTGTACGTCCCGTCGATGACCTCCGTCCACGGGTTGGCCGCGCTGCCGGCGTCGTTGAGCTTTTCACCCATTGTGCCAGCGACGTTGTACGCACTGGCTAAAGCGCTCCAGACCGCGGCCGCCAGGCTTTGCGGGGACAGCACCGACTCGCCCGTGATGTCAGCCGATAGCTCGCCCACGGCGTAGGGGACGAGCGTTAGCGTACCTGTGCCTGACAAGTCTGCTTGGACCGAAGCAATCGCCTCTAGAACGGCGGTGATGGCACCAGCGCCCGTCAGATTGCCGGATAGGCTTAGCAGGGCCAGCAGATTTGGCGGGGGTGAGATGTCGCCCGCACCAGTCAACGACGCAATCAGGTCGGCAATCAGCGACAGGAACGCATTGGTAACCGTGCCTGACCCCGTCAGATCCGCAGTAGCGTTTTTGGCCCCCGCCAAACTAGCGACGATGCTTCCCAAGCCATAGATCTGGTTACTTGACCCGATCTGACCAGCTTGTTGTGGGATAAACCATGTCAGGCTGGGGTAGGCCCCGTTCGGCAGTGCGTAGTACTCCAGCGCCGTGGTGGTCTGGTCCTGCATCATGCGGCTACGCACACGACCTGACTGAGCAAAATTACCCCGGTTACCTGACTGAACAGACGCAGAATTACTAGCCGCGCCGATGTACTTCAGCGGCAGCTTGTCGTAAACGGTGTAATTGCCGATTAGAGCCATGTTAGCCCCAAGCTACATCAATGCTGCCGTAGTAGGCGGTGTTGACCGGAGTAGCTGCGCCTGCGTACATCAACCACTGCAAATTTGCACCGTCAAAAATTCTCGGCATTGACGGCAACTGATTCACTAAGTCACGCTCCGACGCCACACCAACTGTCGTCAA